GCAATATTTTTCGACTGAGTTTGTTTGTTTGGCGGCCCTCTGCTCTTGCAGTCGGGAACGCCGGCGGTAGATTTATGCGACCAGACACGTCCGCAAATACAGGAGCAAGCAATGAGTTCGACGGTTTTGCAATCAACCAGCGAGCAGATCGCTCGCAACATGGCAACACAGGGGCGGGGCTTTGTCGAGTGGCTGCCCTTGGTCACTCCGATCGTCACTCAGGCTCTGCAGTGCCTCTTCCATAACGACGACGTCGAGCCTAGCGAGGTGAAGGATCGCGTCGAAAAGATGAACGCGAAGAACCCGAAGCGGTTGCATCGCCGCATGAAAAAGAATGCTCTCGCAGTGGCCCGCCGCGAAGGCAAGCGGCTTACGGACGCCGAGGCAGTCCAACTGGCGACAGAGGCAATCGAGGCTTGCCTCAACGCCTCCGATGATGTCGTCGAAGCTGCGGGCCGTGAGGCTCAGGCAGCCGACTGGGCCGCGGCGGATCTCGCTGAATGATCTCGATTCTCCTCGCTCTCGCGATCCTCCCGATCGACGATCCGCCGGCGGTATTTCCAGCCGTATCGCCGGCGGTCGTCGTCGATCAAACTCCGCCTCAGCCTCAGCCAATCGATAAGCTGGCAGCTGACGAGGTGCTCGTCCTCGCACTGCCTCAGCGGATCGCTCTGGTCGCAGTGCCGGAGGGACTCGTCGAGATTGAGGAAACACAACAGGAACCTGGGGCCTCGATCATCATCCGCTCTCGATTTGCCGGCGGTACGGGTGCGGTCGAGCGGCGGCGATTCGAGGCTCCTTTCATTTACGAGATCACGGCGCGGGCTGCCGGCTCTGTCGAGCTGATTGCAGTCCCGCTCGGTCTCTCGGATCCGAAACAGATCCAGCGGCAGCGGATCACGCTCACTGCCGGGGGAGTTTTGCCCGTCACCCCCGTCCCAGTCACTCCGCCAAAACCGGTCGGTCCGGTGGCAACGGAGCTGCGGGTCTTGCTGCTGCTGGATCAGTCGGATTCCGTCGAGGCTCAGGCCGCAGCCTCAGCGGTTCCGGTGCTGCAGTGGCTGGACGCGAATTGTCTGCAGGTCTCAGGCCGGGCCGAGTGGCGGCGGTGGGATCGGTCGGCGGTCGAGGCCAGCCTTGCCGGGGCTCCGCCAATATTCGCAAAGCTCTACAACGAGATCCGGCCTAAGCTGCCGGACGGGCCCCAGGCGGTGATCTGCCGCGGGGCCGATGTGTCAATCGTGGAAATCCGAGACCGCGAGCAGCTGCTCGCGGCACTCAAAACTGCAAAGGGACAACAGTGAGTAAGTACAAGATCGAGGTGCTGGCTTCAGCTCCGGACTGCTGGCGATGGCGAATCAAGTCCGCTCGCAATGGACAGATCATCGTGACCAGCGAGACGTATCTGACGAAGCAGGCTGTGACGAAAACCGCGAAGGCCTTCGTCGATAACATGACATCGGCAACGCCAGACGAGCTGCCGATCATCTATCTCGACGGGCGAAACTGAGCCGTGAGTGACCAGCAGCCTTCGGCGTGCCTTTCCGGTGATCGGCTGCAGCTCTGGACAGCGTACAGGGAAGCCCTGAAGCTGCCGGGGCTGATCGGCCTCGCTGACATTCCGGACGGCTACAGCTGGGACGGGGCTTCAATCCCTCGCTGGGCTTGGTCAATTATGGGGCATCCCCTCGAAGGCGATCTGAGGCTTCCGTCTCTGATTCACGACTGGCTCTGCGAGCACTCCGCAACGCCAGCCGATCGGATGGTTGCTGATGCTGTCTTTTTTCTGCTACTGAGTCGGGCAGGTGTTCCGCGGTGGCGGCGAATCTGCCTCTGGGCGGCGGTCCGGTTTTATGCTCTTGTGATCTGGAGGCCAAAGCAGTGATCATTGACGACTCGACGCCAGAAGATTGCTGGACAGGCCCCAGCGGCCTCGACATGAGCGAGCGACCGAACCAGGGCGGATACGGCTACAGCGGACTCGCTCAGCCTTTCCCGCGAGCGCTGCGGGTGCTGTCAAAGTCTGAGGTGATCGCACTCGCAAAGGATCAAGAAAAGTACAAAAGCCGGATCAGCGATCTTCGCGAGTGGCGACAATGGCACGTCAAGAATCAGGGCCAGACAAACTACTGTTGGGCAAACGCGACTGTCTACGCGCTCGAGCTGCAGCTGCTCAAACAGAACCAGCCGGTCCCGTCTCTCAGTGCGGCCTCGGTTGCGGCCCCGATCAAAAACTACAGGAACCAGGGCGGCTGGGGCGGCGACGCTTTGAGGTTCCTCCGCACTCGCGGAGCGGTCCCGGTCGAGTTCTGGCCCGCCAACGCGATCGATCGCAGGTTCGACACAGAAGCGAATCAGCTCAGGGCCTCGAAGTATCGTTGCACAGACTGGGTCGAGATCCAGCCGCAGAACATGCTGCAGGCCGCGACGGTGATCTTGATGGGGCATCCGATCTCTGCCGGCTTCAACTGGTGGGGGCACCAGGTAACACTGATGGATGTCGTGATTCGCGATGGTGAGATCGGCTGGCGGATTGCCAACAGCTGGGGGCCTGAATGGGGGCAGGCCGGAGTCGGCGAGCTGCACGGCCGCCGAGCTGTTTTCGATGACGGTGTGTGTCCAGTGGCAGGGAGTCTGGCATAATGCGAGCGAGCTTGGCGGTGATGATGCTGGCGGCGGCCCTGACGGCTCACGCCGACGATCTCGACGGCTGGCAGTTTCGGGTGATCTCGATCATTCCGGCGGAGCCAGCAGCACAGGGGAAACCGATGGAAACCAGCGAGCCCGGAAAAGCAGCGGCGGCTGATCCAGTCGCGGACTCTGGATTCTATGTCGTCATGTTCTCCGCTCAATGGTGCGGGCCTTGCCAGGTTTACAAGCGGTCGACACTGCCGCAGCTGCGCGAGCTGGTCTCAGTGACTGAGACCGACATGGACCGCGAGCCGGCATACTGGCGGGCCCGGACGGTCCGCGGACCAGATGGCCGGAATCAAACGCTTCCCGGGGTGCAGTCAATCCCGAGCTTCTGGCTGGTGCGGAAAGCCGATCGATGGCCGGTGGCTCGCTGGACGGGACCGACGTCGCCGGCGACGATCTCGGCGGAGATCCAGCGGCAGAAACAGCGACAGGCGGCGGAGGCTCAGCCTGTGGCGGCAGCTGTTCCGGCCCCGAGTGGCTGAATGATCGCCGCAGCTCCGCGAGCTTCTCGGCAATCAATCGAGGAGCGATATGAGAGGCACAAGGCGGACGCCGCGGCACGGTCGCGGCACAAGTCCGCCGAGGGTCGCGAGATTGGCCCCGATTTGCCGGAAGTCGTCGATCCGCAGCTGCGGGCCGAGTGCGAAACGGATCTCAGGACGTTCTTGGAGTTCTGCTTCCCGATGGCCTTCCGCCTCGGCTGGTGCGATGATCATCTGGTGCTGATCGCCGAGCTGCAGCGGGTGATTCTGTCCGGTGGCTTCCGGGCGATCGGTATGCCCCGAGGGACCGGCAAAAGCTCGATCGTGATGCGGGCGATGATCTGGGCGATTGCAATCCGCAAACACCCCTTCAGCATGATCGCCGCAGCCAACGCCGGCAAGGCCGAAAAGCTGCTGAGGGATATTGTGACAGAGGTCTCGCACAATCAGCGGCTCTACGATCTTTGGCCGGAAATGTGCTATCCATTCCGAGCGCTCGAAGGTGTCGCAAACAGAGCAAAGGGCCAGCTGTTTCGCGGTCGCAATACCAATATCAAAGACTCGACAAAGACTGTCGTATTTGCAACGCTCGAAGGCTATCCCGGAACGGGTGCGATCGTCTCGGCTGCGGGGCTGATGGAGGCGGTCCGCGGTGCTCTGCACACGCTCCCCGATGGCCGCGTCATCCGCCCCTCGATGCTGCTCTGTGACGACTTCCAGACAAGGGAGTCGGCGATGAGTCCGATTCAGTGCCACAGCCGGACCGAGGTGATTCAGAACGATCTCGTCGGGATGGCAGGCCCGGACAGTCCATTCTGTGCGCTGGTGACTTGCACGGTGATCCGCAGCGATGACGCAGCGGATCGGCTGCTGAATCCCGAGCTGCATCCTGACTGGTGTGGGATCCGCCGGCAGTTCCTGCGATCGCTGCCGGATGATGACGCAATGCGACTTTGGGCTCAGTATTCGGAGGTGCGGTCAACCAGCCTCCGGCAGCACGGCGACATCAGGGACGCGACGGCATTCTATCGCCGCAACCGCGAGGCGATGGACAGCGGGAGCGAGGTCGCCTGGCCGGCACGCTTTGCCGCGGATCGCGGCGAGATCTCGGCCCTGCAGCACGCGATGGAATGGTACTATCGCAGCCGATCAGGATTCTTCAGCGAGCTGCAAAACGAGCCGCAAAAGGACGAGAACGAGACTCGCAGCTGGCTCAGCTCTCAGGACATCGCCGACACTCGCAGGATCAGGCTTCCGCGTGGAGTGGCTCCGGCCGGATATCACAAGGTTATTGCGATGGCCGACGTGCAGCAGACGCTGCTTTACTACACGGTCGCGGCTGCAAAGGATGACGGCTCGCTGCACGTCCTCCGGTACGGCACTTTCCCCGAGCAAGATGAGCCCTATTTCACGCTGAGAGAGGCTCGCAAAAAGATCGTCTCGCGGTATCCCGGAGCGGGCGAGCTGGCGGCCCTCAGCAACGCGATCACGGACTTTGCTGACTGGCTCTTCTCTACCAGCTGGCGGGATGAGACCGGGAACCACCTAACGCCGGAGCTGGTCGCCTTCGATGCGAGATGGAAAACAGATCTTGTCAAGCAGGCCCTCGGCAGATCGCCGCACGCGAAGCAGCTGATCGGCTATCTCGGGCAATCGTTCAGGGCAGCGGACAAGCCGATTCAGGAGCGAAAATACGATCCCGGCTCTCGGGTCGGTCTTGGCTGGGTGCTGCAGAAGCGAAAAAACGCCGGCGATATCAGGACACTGCTCAGCGACGTCAACTTCTGGAAGACATCGCTCGCCGATCAGCTCGCAATCAGGATCGGACATCCCGGAGCGGTGACACTCTATGACGGGATGCACAGAATGTTCAGTGAGCATCTTGTGAGCGAATTCGCGACTCAGACCGAGGGCCGCGGCCGGACAGTGATGGAATGGAAGCTGCGGGTCGGTCAGGAGAATCACTGGCTTGACTCGACGGTCGGCTGCCTTGTGCTCGCCTCGGTCCTCGGGTGCAATATCCCCGAGGTCGCAGAGGCCGGCGAGAAGCGGCGGAAAAAGAAACCCAGACGAAAGACGGAGGTGCGAACGTGAGTACAGGAAAAGCTGGCAGGCCCCGCGGGGCAACGACATACGAGCGACCGATTGCAGACGCTCAGGTTTCGCGGTGTCCCGCTTGTCAATCGACCAGCCGGGCACAGTACGACAAAAGCCCGCAGGTCGTCGAGGGTTCGGGCACTGATCCACAGGGCAGGCCTTACACGGCGGTCGAATTGCGGCCGACTCACTGCCTCGACTGCGGGCAAAGGCGGGTCGATCGGACGTGGCGATATTTGCCCGGTGAAATCGGGTAATCCGCCGGCGTTTATTGTGGCGATCGCCGTGGCTGCACAGACTTCCCAGCATGGCCACAGAAACCACAGCCCAAAAGATCGCACGCCTCCGCGAACTGCTGGAGTCCGGGGTCTCCTCGGACTCACGCGACGGAGCTTCGACGACGTTCGATCTTGACTCTGTTCGGCGTGAGCTTCTCCGCCTTGAACAGGCCGCAGGCACGCGCAGACGCCGGCCCCGAGTGATTAACGCTCAGATGGGGAGGCGATGATGAGCACGCTGACGCCGCCGCCGGGGCAGGATGCTGTCTACCAGGCACTCAATCCGGGCAATCGCCGACGCGCAGCCTCGCAGCGAGTGAAGCTCGAAGATCGGCTGCTGACAGATCGCCGCCGCGAAGCCCTCGCCGCCAACGCCCTCGACGTTCATCGCAATATGGGCCTCCTCGGCTGGGCGATCCGCCGCACGCTAGACTACTGCTGCCTCTGGGACTTCCAGCCGCGGACAGGCGACAAGGGGCTCGACGCGGCGATGAAAGATCTTATGGCCCGCGATCAAGAGCCCGAGCGAGTCGATACCTTTGGCCGCATGGACTGGGACGATTTCCGCCGAGTGGCCGAGGCCCAGAAGCTGCTGACGGGTGACTGCTTTTTCGTGAAGCAATCCGACTGGACGCTGCAGCTCGTCGAGGGGGCATACTGCGCGAGCCCCGAGCAAGGCCGCCGCGATGCGGATCAGTGGGTGAACGGGGCGAAGCTGAAGAATGGCCGAGTCGTTGCCTGGTGCTTCAATGAAGAGGATCCGCTGACTGGCTCCCGTTCGACACGGACGGTCCGCCAGTCGGCAGTCTGGCAGCACTGCCAATTCGAGGCGCGGCCGAATCAGATCCGGCCTCAGTCTCCGATCGTCGCCGCCCTGAATGAGTTCCGCGACGTCGATGAGACATTTGATCATATGCGGGCGAAGGTGAAGCTCGATCAGCTGTTCGGGATCGCGTTTTCACGCAAGGAAGACGCCGAGGCATTCGACGAAGATTCTGACGCCCCAGGCTCACAGGATCAGGCGGCCCGCGTGGTCGATTTTGGGCAGGGTCCGGCGGTGTTCGATCTCGACGAGGGCGAATCGGTCTCGGCAATCCAGTCGGGCAATCCGGCGACCAACACTCAGGACTTCCTGAAGCTGTGCATTCAGCTCGCCGTCAAAGTCCTCGATCTGCCTTACAACTTCTTCGACGAAGCCTACACGAATTTCTTCGGCAGCCGAGCGGCCTGGCTGCTCTTCGAGCGAGCTTGCCACAGTCGCCGCAAGACACAGCTCCGCCTTCACAATCGATTCACGAACTGGAAGCTGCTGCAGTGGTCTCTGCCGGTCGAATTTGGCGGGACCGGCGAGCTGTCTTTGCCGGGCTCTCAGCTGATCACAGATCTTCGGTGGAGATGGGTTCCTCGCGGCATTGCCTGGTGGCGGCCGCAAGAGGAGCTGGACGTCGCCCTTCGATCCGTGGCCGCGGGGCTGCAGTCGATGCAGGATATCTGCGACGAGCGCGGCTTCGGCGACTATCTCGACAACGTCGCCGAGATTATGCGCGAGCGAGAACAGCTCGCCGCGATGGGATTCACACAGATCACCAACGCCGGGGCGATGATCCGCCTCGACCAGCAGGCACAGGGGCAGGCATGAGCGCGACTTCACGACTCTGGCAGATCGATACTCGCTGGCTGCAGGCCTACGCGGTCAAGGCGGCGGCCCGCCTCGGGCTGCGAGCCGACGGCATGGATCCGGAAAAGGTCGACGATTACTTCTACGACATGTGGTCGGAGATGCTCGGCTTCGATACGTCGGCCCCGCTCGATTACACGGAAGACGGAATCGCGATCGTCCGAATTGCCGGCCCAATGGTCAAGGGCAAGTCCTCGCCGTTTGTCAGCAACTACGCCGCAATCGGCGACGCTCTCGACGAGCTGCTGGAGACTCCGCCGCTCGCCGTGGTTCTGTCGATCGACAGTCCCGGCGGTATGGTCGCAGGGGTCGAGGACTGTACCAAAAAGATCAACCAGCTGGCCGAGAAGACGCTGGTCGTCGCCTCAGTCGCCGGCGACTGCCTCTCAGCGGCCTATCGCCTCGCGTCACAGTGCGGCTCGGTCTGGGCGACTGAGGATAGCAACATCGGCAGCCTCGGGACTTACTGGCAGCTCCTCGATTTCTCAGCCGCCTTCGCTCAGGACGGGATCCGCTCGGTTCTGCTCACGACTGGCCCGCTCAAGGGTGTCGGCACAGTCGGCGAGGCGATCAGCGAAGAGCAGCAGGCCTTCCTGCAGTCGAAGGTCGACGAAATGAACGCTCGATTCATGGCGGATCTGATGGCAGGCCGCGGGCTCTCTGCGGAGCAGCTGGCGGCGGTCTCTGACGGACGATGGTGGCTAGCAGCCGAAGCTGCCGGCCTGGGTTTGGTGGATCAGCTCGGCAGCCTCGATGATGTTCTCGCGGCGATCCGGGCGAAGTTTCAGGAGAGTTTTCAGATGGCGAAAGAAACCTTGCAGCCGGCGACGGCAACGCAGGAGCCAGCCGCAGCGGTCGAGGTTTCCGCTGTCGGTGATCAGCAGCAGACAGTCACAGCGACTCCGGCGGCTCCCGGTCTCGCTCAGTACATGGCAGCCTTTGGCGACGCCGAAGGGGCTCGAATGTTCCTCGCAGGAACCACCTGGCAGGATGCTCAGGCGGCCCAGCTGCAGACGCTGCAGGGATCGCTGCAGGACGCTCGGGCCGAGATCGCCCAGCTGAAGGCTCAGCTTGCCAACGCCGCAGTCGTGGCCCGCGGCGAGACTGGCCCGATCGCGACGCCACAGGGCGAGGCAAAGAAGCCCCGCTCGCTCGCTGACGTGAGCAGCTTCCGCAAGTCCTGATCGCTCACTGGTTCACTCACTCCCGATTCTGTTTTGATCACTCGCTTTGAAAGGTTACTACGATGGCCGACACGCTGACAACTTTGGCGGAACTGGTCCGCTTTAACTCGCTGGATGTCAATCCTGCCGAGATCACCGACATCCTGAATAAGGCCCCGGTGCTCGCAGCACTGCACGCAATGCAGTCGAGCAACGGAACGACGCACAAGTTCAACGTCGAGACGACGGCCCCGGTCATCGGCTTCCGAGCCGTCAACGCCGGTGCTGACTACACCGCTTCAATCTCGACTCAGACGTCCATCGATTTGAAGTACATCGACGCGAAGATTATCGAAGACGTCGCACTGTGCAACGCCTACCGGGGCGGTGCTACGGCATGGATGGCGAATCGACTCCGCCGCCAGCTGCGAGAAGCGCTGTTTGTGCTCGAAAAGCAGTTCTTCAACGGCACGGTCGGCGGCAGTGCTGACGGCTTCCTCGGCCTGGCTGATAGCGCCAACTACAACGGGGCGAGCGACGCTCTGGTCGTGAACGCTGCAGGCACAACTGCTTCGACTGGCTCCTCGGTGTGGTTTATCCGCACGACTCCGGACGACGCCTCGGTCGCCCTTGTCGGTGCTGGTGATGCTCAGCTGGCATCGCCAAACATCAACTTCACTGTCGGCGACATCTTCCAGACGATCGTCGCCGGCAGTAACTCAAAATCGATGACGGCTTACGCTCAGGATTGCGGCGGGCATCTTGGCGTGCAGATCGGCTCGAAGTACGCTGTCGCCCGAATTGCGAACCTGACGGAAGACAGCGGCAAGGGCCTCACCGACACTCTGCTGGCGAAGGCTCTGGCCCTCTTCCCGGCAAGCGATCAGCCGACTCATATCTGCATGAATCGCCGTTCGCAGCGGCAGCTGCAGGTCAGCCGGACGACTTACAGCCCGACGGGGCAGCCGGCTCCGCGGCCGACCGAGTACGAGGGAATCCCGATCGTCGTGACTGACGCGATCACCTCGACCGAGACGCTGCTGGCCTGATCTACTGACGGGTGTCTGGTCCCGCCGAGTGAGGCTTGCCGCTTCGCTCACAGGGCTCCTCGGCGGGGCTCCTCTTTTTTTGGTGTGTGTCAATGGTGTCCCCAGTCTCAGCAGCCTCGACAGCAGCTCAAGCGGCGGCCTTCCGCCTCCGCCGAGAAACCGTCACGTTTACCCGCGGCGGTTCGTCGGTGCAGGTGCAAGCGGTACGAGGTCAGCGAGTTTGGGAACGATCGCAGGTGTCGCAGGGTGTGGCGGTCGGCGAGCGGTCTGAGGACTGGATTGTCCTCGCGGCTGATCTCGTGATCTCCTCCGTAGTGGTGACTCCGCAACGCGGCGACACGATCACAGCGGGCTCGACGGTGTTTCGGGTCATGCCTTTCGGCCCAAACGATCAGCTCTGGCAATATCACGACAGGGATCGCCTCTATCTCCGCATCCACACAAAGGAGCGGACATAGTGGCCAGCAGAATCAGAACACTGGCGGCGGCGGTGGCTGCCGCAATCAATGCGAGCGGGCTGGCTCCGGCCGGCATCACCGCGGAGCGAGTGCGGTCAGTCACCTATCTCACCGCAGGCTTCAGCACGGGCACGCCGGGCCGGATTGCGGTGATCTGCCCGGGGACTGAGGACGAGTCCGATCGGTCAGGTGTGGCCGAAACAATACAGCTCTCAATCGTCCTTGTAGCTCGCTGTTCAGCTGAGGCGGTCGCCAGCTCCGACGCGCTCGAGGATTTTCTTGAGGCTCTCACTGACTCGCTGCGGACGTCAGTGACTTACAGAACAATCAGCCTCGGCGGCTCAATCACAGCTCAGCGGCGAGAGGTCTCGATCGTCACGACTTGCGACGCGCAGGCCCTCGATGAACAAGAGATGTTTATCGGGGCAATCGAGGCTCGCTGGTTCGTTTCCGTAGGGGCCCGGTCATGACATTTGTCACCACAGAGTTCGACGTCGAAATGCTCTCGCGGTTTTTGGATCGCGACGTCGCCGACGCCCTCAATCCGATCATCCGCCGATTTTACATGCGTGGCGGGGCTCGAATCAGGCTGCGGGCAAAAAAGCTGGTCCGGTACGCTCCGCAGAAAAAGCTGAGCGATCTGAACAAGCACGAGCGATTCGTCTATGAACAGGCGATGCGAGATTATAAGGCCGGCAAGATCGACAAAAAGCCGCGGCGGCCCG